AACTATTTGCATAGCATCTGATGAGTTTTTTGTTTCATCTAACACATCAGCTGTTATTTGTCTAGCTAATGTTTCAAACAATATACCTGTATTTTTAATTTTATTGTTGCGAACCTTAGTCACATTTTTAGTTGCATTCATTGAATTTTCCATTGTTAAAATTATATGATATAAATTTGCAATTTAAAAATTTTATAATTTCTTGTTGTCTAATAAAATCTCTAATTTTTAATTTTCCATTTTTGTCATAATGATGTTTTTCATAACATTCAACAACAATGTTTTTTTGTTTATCGTAACCATCTACCCAATATCCCAAATCTTTAATGTGAAATTCTCCACCATTCATTGCATGTTGAAAATTGCAATTATTTTCTTCTCCATATTTATCTATCACACGACAAGCATTTTGATTATAAGAAGGATAAAATTGATTTCCATTAAATTTATTTTTTTCAATTCTTTTAATTGCAGCTATTCTATTATTTTTCTTATTATTTTCACTTCTTTTATAGTGTCTTATTATTCTGCCCAAATTTTTGTTTTTGTTAGCACAACTATGACAATTTTTGTTGTCTCTTACAGAATAAACAAATGTTGCTTTATTTTCATATTCCATTAAACAATTACAAGTCGGACAATTTTTAATATATGGAGGATTTATGTCAAAATATTTTGATTGTCTTTTTTTCCATCCTTGCTTTTTATATATCTTATTTAATTCAGAAACAACACAAGACGCACAATCTGATTGCTTTGTTTCAGCTTTTATTCTATTTTCTTCATTTTTATAGAATATCAGCTTTTTGCATTTTGGGCAATTTCTATAAAATTGTGTCTTCATTTAGTTTTCCTGTATATATACATATTAATAAATATGTAAAAATGAAAAATTATAAAGTTTTATTCATCTGTCAATAAATCTTTCATAGCATCAGGTGATAGCAGTTCAGTCTGCTCACCCAATATTGACATTTTTTTACTAGTATTATATTTTTGTGCTATTTTTTTAAAATTTACCATTGTTTCTGTGCTAAAAGATTTCTTTGATTTTGATAACTTATTTGATTTTTCAACATCCTTTTGTCCCAATGGATCTCTACCCATAGGATGCTGATCAGTTTTATATGTTGTTTTGTTTTCCGGAGGTCTTCCCATATCTTTTTGCCCTGTTTGAGAATTTTGACTTTTATTTCCACCAAGATCTTTTCCAGAAATATCAATTTGATCAGGATCATTCCAACCCCTAACAGTTCCATCATCATCGACATGTTGTCCAGTATCTGCAGGATCATTACCTTGAGCTTGTATTTGAATCATTCTATATTCAAATTTAGCATCTTCAATTACTTGCTCTTTGTATTTTTTAATTTGATCATCACCCAAGCCCCAAATATTTTTATACATCCACTCCATTGGCATAAATTTTTGTTGCTTCATTGTGTCAACTAATTCAGCTTTTTGTTTCCAAATTTGAATTTTTTCTTGTTCATAAACTGTAGAAGGGCTAGCCATTTCTAAAGTAAAATTAACAAGATCACTATCTTTATAGCCTTGTATAAACAAATGAACCATTGCCAAATTTCTAAACTCGGCTAACAATGTTTTCTGTATTCTTTCAACTGTTCTTGCAAATCTAATGTCTTCTTGAGACAATGTAGCTTTAGCTCCCAATTGTTCTTCATAACCCAAATAAGCTTTAGGTATTCTAAGTGCAGCCATCAACTTGTTTCTTAAATATTCAACATCATCAATTGCATTATATTCAAGTCCACTTAAAACATCAATTGCAGTAGAATCATCTCCACCACGTGTTGGAAGATAAAAGTCTTCAGTTATATTTTGCATATTATATTTTAAGTTATAGTTTCCTTGTTCGTCAACATAAGGAACTTTTTTCATTGTATCAATGATTTTTTCCATATATGGTTCAACTTCATTTGGATTTAGATTTCCAACATCAATTTTGAAAACTCTTTTCATAGGTGCGCGCATAATTCTATGAATCAACATAGCATCTTCCATCAATGTAAGTTGTTTCCAAATACGTCTTGCACCCTCAATCATTGATTTGCCATAAGGTAAGAAATTTGAATCTGTTAAAAGTCTAAAGTGTGCTATTTCGTAGTTTTCATAAGTTCCTTGTAAAATTGGGCCGTCGACTCTGAATTGTGTGTCATAAGGGTTGTCAGGATTTTCACCTTCAATTCTTGTTACACCATACGGAGAAAGGGGCATTGCATTTACAATACCTAATTTTTCTGCAAGATCTAATTTCATCATCATGTCGCCATATTTGACGAGATTTCTTGTCCAGTGAATTAAATTGAAGTCGATATTCAATATATCATAAAATAAATTGTCAAGTATGCCAGCAATCTCTTTATCATCTGATTTAATTGCTAAAATTTTGCCATATTCATCTTTTACTGTAGCTTCTTCAGAATATAAATCAAGAGCTGAATTTATAATTGGATCTTGATCCATCAACTCATACTCTCTAAATAACATCAATCTTTGTGATTGAATTGAAAGTGATTGATTATAACCATAATTAAGTGAAGAATACAAATTTCTATATTGAGCACCTAAATAGTTTGTAGACAATGAGCCCATTGCTTGAGAACTAAAAGTGTCAACTACCTTTAATTTTTTAGGGCCAACACGTCTAACAACAACATCTCGAGAAAACATTCTCTTTAATTGTTTAAAAACGTTTTCCGTTATTAAGTTTTGTGCCATAAACACCTCTATTTGAATAAATGTATGCTATAAATAAATATTAGATTTTTACAATTATTTAAACTCGTTAAACAATTTTATAATTTTTGGATCAATTGATATGCCATTTTGTTGCAAAAAGTCAATTGCGCCTGTATATTTCTCAATTTGCTTTTCTGTAGGGTTATCTTTCAGATTTTCAAGCATGTCTAATAACTTAACTGTCAATGCAGTTTTACTCAATTTAGCTAATCTTAACACATAATCATTATAGGCAACTGCTTTGTCATGACTCAACAATAAAACAAATTGTAAAACAACCTTCCCGAACTGACTAACAATTGCATTTTGAACATATTGTTTATTTGGAGTGTCTTCATACGTATCATGCAACATAGATACTATTTGAACATCTTTTGGTAAACCCATTGATTTTGCTCTTTGATAGACTCTATATGGATGAGTAAAATATGGCTTGCCACTTGATTTGCGTTTTTGGCCAGAATGCGCCATCAATGCAATATCTTCTGCTCTGTCTATAGCAGAAAGTTCATTAATGATTTTTTTTATGATTTTATTATACATTATACAAATTGAGTTAAATCTATTTCATCATCATTGATTTTCATTTTCCAAGGATCATGCATTCCCTGTTGAATAAATTGAAAAACAGGTCTTGAACGATCAATGTGAATTGAATCAAGAGCTTTTCTAGTCAATTCTTTTCTTAATTGTCGCATTCTTAAAGCAGTGTCTCTAACCCACATCGACAAAGCCAGTGCTAATACTAAGTCATCATGATAATTTTTATTTGCTGCTTGAGGCTTTCCATCTTTATATATAAATGTCCAAAGTTCATTGATTAGTCTTTTTGATTTTACAGTTACACTCTTTTCAAAGAAATATTCTGCCATTTTAGAAATTATTACTGGTCTTGTTGCAGCATTTGTCATAAACCCCGGAACCGATTTGTTTTCTAGTTTATGCAACTTATTACTGATTTTATTCATTTTACTTTCATCAACAACATTTATTTTTTGTTCTGTGTAAAATAAATTCTTATATTGTCTATCTAATGCTTTTTGAATTACAGCCCAACCAATACCGTTATTTTCAATTACCAATAAAGCATCATTATATTTAGTTGCATATTCAACTAATAAATTTCCAAAATCTGCAGTTTGCGTTTTTCCTTGATATTCAGCAACTTGTGTTAATGACTCAACATCAAAAATGTGAAATGCAGAATAGTCTTCAGCATCACCTCTACCAACGTCAGCTGTTATCATATAGTTTCTACTGTAATCAGGGTGTTCCCAAATCCAAACATTATTATCAAATCCTGCTTTTTGTATTGGTTCACAAACAAATGTTTGATTATAATATTCAATAATTTCTGGAGGTATTACATTATCACCTGAACTTAAAAATGAACCATCGCATTCTTGCTTTGCTAATCTTGGGCCAAGTTCCACATCTTGTTTAGCTCTCCAAACTTCATCATAATCTGGGTGCAATGTCCAGTGAAGTGTAATAGGAAAGAAACTATTTTTCCCTTCTTCAGCATTTACAAATGTTTGATGATACCAATTACCAACACCATTTGGAGTTGATAAAACAATAATGTCACCACCTGTTGAAACAATTGGTTGTAATGAACCCCAAAGCTCTTCCATCCCTTCAATAAATGCAGCTTCATCTATGATAAGCAGTGCTGCAGCTTCAGATCTGCCTGAATCACTAGCACTTGTACCAGCATATATCATTGAACCATTTTCATAAGCTTGTCCCAACTTATTGTCTTCAGTGCATTTTAATCTCATCCATATAGGCAAATGTTGCCACATTATTCGAACTTTTTTAATTATGTTTTTAGCTACATCTTGTTTTGTAGCAATGACTAGCACATATTTGTTTTCATGAAATGTCATCAACCATAATGCATAGGCTGCACAAAGTGTTGAAATTCCCATTTGTCTATTTTTTAGAATAACATTTCTACCCTTTTTTAAGAAAGATGCTAAAATATTTTCTTGAAAATCATATAAAATAAATGGAATCAAGCCCCTTTTTGGATGTATGATTTTGCAATATTTTTTAATAAAATGTATCGGATCTACAGCACATTTCTGATATTCTTCAGCTATTATTTCTTTCAGTGATTTCTGTGTTTGTTGTGCCATTATTTTTCTCTTTTATTTTTTTCATTGGCTCATTGTAATTAAATTTTTCTCTCAATGGAGCCAGTTCTGATTCAATTTTTTCAATTGCCTTAAGAACTTCTTTATATTTATCAGTAATGAAAATTCTGTCTCTTTCAAAATTTGGATTGTCCCATTTTTCAATTTGGCCGTCTTCTCTAATAAACTGCAACCCTTCTTTAAGATTATTTCTTAAATAATCATCAGTTTCATCTCTCACATCTTTCAGCCATGCTAATTGATTTTCTAATATTTTCCATTTTTCATATTCATCCCACAATCCAGCAAGCCTTATTTCATTCTCTTCTTTAATTATGCAATCAAAACATTTTTCTCTTGTTCTCATAAATTTGTGATCAAGATGATGATTTGATGATTTGCCACATTGTGGGCAAACAACTGGCATTTTTGGAACTCTCATTATTATTGGCTCTTCATATTCTTTGAAGACAGGTCTAGATAAATCTGTTGTTGCCAATAACTCTCTAATTTTTTGTGGATAAATTGTGCCCATAGGATTGGCACTTTTTCTTTTTCCACGCTTTTTTAATAACTCTTCTTTCTCTTCAACAGTCATTGCTGAAAAATCTAGTGTTTCTTCCATTATATAACTCCTTACAATAACATTTGTAAAATATGATTTTCAATTGATGATGTTCTTATAGTAAATGAAAAACCTGCATCTTGTGAATTTTCAAGTGGTGTAACACCAAAAATATTTGCTATATGACTTTGTATTTTTTTAGCAACTTTTTCTTTACCATAAATTTTTTCTATTTTAACCAATTCATTATTTGATTTTGGAATGTATTGAATTTTGCAATATTCACTATCAATTTTAATTAAAATTTGAAATTTTATGCTGTTGAATGTTGCTGTAGTTCCTGAATATTCTCTTAAAAACGTTCTCAATTTCAATTTTGGCATTTTTTACTCCATTTTTTTAATTTCTTCTTCGTTATAATATATGATAGAAGGATGATTTCCCTTTTTATATATTACTCTAATCTTACTACTTTCTTTTGTCTGTCCAGTAGAACCAATTGCATAATATGAATATAAATATGTTCCATAGGTCATTAGATTATCAATAAATTCAAGTGTTTCTTGTGCTTTTATTCTTTTCAATATGGTTGCATTTTTTATGATTACATATTCAATTGCATTTTCAACTGGTTGCAACATAATTTTTACAGATCCCAGTGGTATACCAGTAATTTTTCCAACATTACCTAACAATACTTGCGACAAATATGGATCTGGTTCAACTACAAAAGTATTCATATTGTCAAGTGCACCATCCAAATTTGGGCGACCGTATCCATTTTCCTTGCACCAAATTACAGGTTCTCCATTTGTGTCCCTTGGTCTGTTTGCTTCAATTCTCCAACTTTGATTTCTTAATAAAGATCTTGCATGCCACCAAGTTGCTTGTTCTCCGTATATTTTTTTCAATTCATCATACAATCTCAACATTTTACCACATATCCATCCGTTTGCAAATGAAGAAGCATCTGTTCCACCATACCAAGTCCAATCAGTGTCCCAAAACTCCAAACCATTTCCATAAGCAGTGTTATTTCTTATTTCATCATCACCACAACCACAAGTCACAATAATTGGTGGTTCGGGTTCTGAAAATATAAACAATTCAACGTATGCATTGCTTCCCATTGGAACAAAGCCCTGAACTCTTGGATAAACTTCTTTTGCTTTGTCAATGAAATATTTTATGCCTGAAGTTGAACGAGCAATTGCAACAACTTCTTCATGTTGCTTTGCATAATCAACAGCTGAACTCCAGCCCCCATCCATTATGACAACATCATTAGAAATGTCTATGTCTGGATATTTACTTTTGTTATCAAGTCCATTGTAACCATATAAAATCGCAGTTCGAACTGCATTTGCATGCTCAGTCCCTGGAGTGTCACTAACTATTACTCTCATTATTTCTCCTACTTAAAGTTTTTAATAAATTCTAAACTATATATTCTAAAATCTTCATTGCTTCTTAAGTTTTTTACACCAAAATACCCGCCGTCTAAATGTGAACCTGTAATTTTAACATCATCACCCTTTCTTACTCCATAATCATCTAAGTCTCTAATTGCTGTAAAATGTTTTCCCGCTGTTAAATATTTTTCATCTAATTCTTCTTTTTCATTCACTGCCTTCCCTCCAAGTTTTCTTTCTTTTTCTCTATATTTAGATAGATCTTCATCAGAACAACCTTTTGGGTCACCATTTATAGTTCCATCAGGAAAAACTAAAGGAACTTGTTCGTCGATTTTATCAGAAATTTTATTAAATAATGCTAAAGCAGACATTTTAGGATATTCTACCTTAATGCAAGATATAAATGGCATTGATAATTTTTTGTATGCTAACCATCTGTGATGTCCATCAACAATATAATTATCATCAAATATAAATATAGAATTCATTTTAGTTCCTGAATCTATTTGTTTTGCAATATTATCAACTTTATTCTTTATATAATCATTTTGAATTGGTTTCAATTCATCAGTTTTCACTACAAGTCTATTATATGGAACACCATATTTGTCAAAAATGCGTAATGCTTCAGGGATGTCGTCTCCTTTAATTTGTGGCATGTCCGACCTATTTATGACATCAATTAATATTTGTTCTACTATATATTTTGATAGTTTCATTTATTTTCTATTCCTATTCCAAATATTTTCATTATGCTTCTATCATAAATTTAAAATTGACTCCTTTTATTAAATATTGTATTTAGTTCTTAAATCTAGAATAATCTGATCGTGTAAACTTCCTGAAATAACACTATCAAACATTATTATTTCTGCTATATAACCACCAAATAGTGATGAGGCACCTGCTTCTGAACCAACCTGAGTAAAAGAATCTACTGAATTTGATATATATGCTGCAGATGAAGTTCCATCATATGACATAGATTGTTCTGTTCCAATCTGTATTTGTAATCCTGATCGTCTTAACCAATTTATTCTCCAGCCAGGAGCAACACTACCTGTCATAGTATTTCCACCAAGATGAAAATATGCACTTTGTGATACAGAATTATATCGCCACGTCCATCCAGTTGATGTTGTAGGTCTTGCAGACAATATTGCACGCGTTGAACCAGATATATTATTGCATACAACATATGCCGTTAAACTTGAAGAAATCAAATCATTTCCAGCAACCCAACCGCTTATTCTCATATTAGATGCTGCAGCACCGATAAATTCAACTGCTGGCAATCCATTTATTATTGCTTCACTATATATTGGCCCGCTACCCTGTGCTACCATTGTATATTCATTTCCGCTTAAATCTCTCCAAAATGTTATTGCGTTACCGTCGGATTTATCTTGTATCATATCAGCTGCAAATCTTGCTTTTTCACCATATAAATTTCCCCACTTAGGAACTTTTCCAAGATTTGCCCAAGTATCACTTACATATAAATAATATTGATTTATGCTACCAGTAATTTTAGCAACATCTCCTGTTGATGCTGTTAAATAATATAAACCATTACTGCTTGTTAATGTAAATAAAGTTCCACCTCCACCACCTCCTCCATTTAAAGCAAATGATGCAGTAATTGCATATGATGCTGTTTCAATAATGTTTCCACCATAAGTTGCTGTTGCTAAACCAGATTGCGTTACAGGAAAATATATTACTGCCAAATTTGCATTAGATGCTATTATATTTTCTGGTATAATAACTTGATCATTTGTATCATATATTTCAAATGAAGGATATTGATATCCTAAATTGTGAGCAAATGACCAAGTAGCTTGATTCGTAAAACTTTGTGATGCGAAACTTCCTGTTGCACTTGAACCTCCCCCTGTGCTAGGTGCCCAAGATGCTGAAATTGCCCAAGATGAGGTTCCGTATAAAGAGCCACTGGCACCACCATCACCAAAATGCATTGATGCTGTGACCTCAACTCTATCACCAACCTGATCACCCAAAATAGTATTCTTAACAACTCTCAATCCGCCCAACAAATTTTCATCAGATGAAGTTATTCCACCATCAACTATCAACCCATCTTTAGCATATACTTGTCCTGATGCTGTAAGAAGACCATCAACAAATACATTACCATCTGCTACTGTATTACCAAGTATATCTAAACTTCCAGTAATAACTTCACTACCTGTTATTAATAAACTACCAGTAATTTGGTGAATATGTGAAGACAGAGATCCAATATGTGTTGAGCCACCAATATCAAGCAGCTGATTATTGACAACAATATTAGAACCACTTATAGTTATTGTTCCTGCAACAGGTAGAACTCTTATCCATCCACCGTCTAATTTTCCAATTTGTACGTCACTACTTGCTGAAATATAAGCTGTATCAACAAGTGTAAAAAATGATTCACCAACATTATTTTGATAAAAACTATCTCTAACATCTAATGAACCAGATATCTGAACATTTGACTCTCTTGAAATATAAGTTCCATCAACAGATGCTGTCCATAAACCAGATGTTGCTCCCAATAAATAAGATGCTGTGACTGCAAACGCAGCCCAAGAAGCAGAATCGATAAATGATGCTGAACTTGCATAAGAAGCACTTATTGCAAATGAAGTAGATTCAGCATATGAAATTGAAGAACTTCCAACTAAATAAACTTTCAAACCAGATGAGCCACTTCCATCTGTAATTACTTGGATATCTATTCTGTCATCTGTTAATAATGCAGTATTAATTGCGTCAATACTTCCAGTATGAACAGAACCACTAATAGTGACATAATTTCCACCAAGTAATGATACACCATTTTGCAAGACATCTAATGTTAAATCAGCGCTTCCAGTCAAGCTCAATGATGCCTTAATGTCTAATAAAGTAAAATCGTGAGGCATATACATTGCAACATAAGTTGCAGAAGAAGTGATTGGAGAATATTCATTTGAAACTGCAATACCTAAAAAGTTAGGTGCTTTAATTGTTTCAAGCCATTGTACTTTGCCTGTTTGATCTGATGTTAGAAAATATCCTTCTGAACCTGAACTATGATATGCGTCATATAAACTCTTTGAAAGATATAGTGAACCTGATATTTTTACATCACCCAATCTTGAAATGTACGTTCCGTCTGCAGATTCTGTCCACAAACTTGAACCAGTTCCTCCTCCACCACCACCGCTTCCTGTAGCATTTACAACATTTGAACCGGGCAAAGCATAAATGCTAGCAGTTATAATTAAATATGAACCAGTTGGTTCTGAATACCTGAATGCTAAAGAACCTTGTTGTTCATCACCAGTATGCAATTCAAATCCAACACCAGCATAATTTTGCGCATTGTAACTTTGACTTAGTTCTTCAGGTGATCCTGAATAAAACGCAAAACCACCTGCACCCGATACAAGTGCTAAATTGAACCCTTCATATCCAGTTGATTTAAATGTTGGTGAGTCATTTCCTGCCATGACTAATCCAGTTTTTGCACTGCTGCCAATGCTTAATGAACCACTTATAACGTTGTCATCTTTTTCAATATAAACAGGATTATTTTTTAATAATATCGGAATAATTGTTTCTATTTTAGTTGGAGATGATTCTCTTTTACTATTCAAAAATTCAATTCTGAAATTTACAATTTCATCCCTCTTCACATTGTCAAGTGGAATATATAATTGTAAATCATCAGCATTGAATCCCTCATCATAAGCAGCTTGTATTGAAATATTAGAGACATTCCATTTTCCTGACACAATTTCAAACACAATTGTACCTGTGTTTGTATTGTCTGCAATAAAATTAAATATTCTTTCACCAAAATTAGTAAATTTATCTGCAACAACATTAGCTACAAGTTTGCCCAATTGATCATCTAAAACTGTATGATAAAAAGCACTACCAGACATATAAATGTTCATTTCAGCATTTGTATCATTTAACGGACAACCAACAATTTGAGTAGTTATAGTGTATTCAGCGTCACCATAGAATTGTATTTTAGTATTTTTTGGATATACCTTAAATATTTCATGTCTAGCCTCACTTTGAGAAAGATATAATGAATTATATAAGTTTAAATCTGATTGTTTGACGTGTGCAGCTTCAGCCAATGCACCACCTGTTTCTGATGCAGAAGTCCAATTTAAATTTACCCAATCTTCAGAAGTAAACTGTCCAATAAAATTGTCAATAGATTTTGATCGACTTACAAAAAGCTCATTTGGTTCAGCAGGAAATTCACCCATCAACACATAGCTTGTATCTGATGTCAAATTCTTTTTATAAACTTTCAAAGAATCAATTTTGCCAGAAAATGTTTGTAAATTATGAAAGTCAATTTTAGCAAATGAAGCCGTTAAAGGTGTAATGGAACCTGTGTCTGTTATTTGATATTGAAGCGACCAACTATAAGTTGAATCAAAATTGTAAATATATTTTGGAATACTGCTTCCCTTGCCGTCAGTTACGGTTTCATAAACTGTCCAGTATCTTGATTTTGTCCCTTTTAACTTTTCATAAACAAATGGCGGTGGATCAACAATAAAGTGTTCAGCATCAATAAGTGTATATGAAGCTGAATATGATGATGTAAAAGCAACTCCGTCAACTGTCAAATTGCTTGCGTGAAATCTACCATCAGGAAATGTTGGGGGTGCTATTGGCGGCAAGGCCAATGTAAATAGATTTACTGCATATTGTCTACTTGATTCATTATATTCGCCCACAGCTTGATAAAATGCACTATTGAATGTTTGAAGAGTAGTTACAGACTCTGTAACAAATAGATATGCCCTATCTGCAATTGAAGCTGAAACAATTGGATCAGTTTCAAATCTGATTGGTTGGTTGTTAGTCAAATTTGGATTTATTACAACAGGAATTGTAATTTTAACGTTATATTTATTTTTCCATTGAAGAGGAACATTTTCCAATTGACCCAAAATTGTTATTTGAGCTTCGCCTCTTGCATTTCCACTATAAATCCAAACAGAAATGGCGCGAGCAGATGATTCAGCATACACAGGAATTTCGTTATAAACAACATTGCCATCTTTGTCAAGAATTTCAATAAGAAGATCAGAACCCTGAACTAATTGATCAGACCCAAGAATTAAAAAATAACTTTTTCCTCTTGGAAAAACTTCAGGCATTCCGAAAGCATTGAAAATCTCATTATTTACGTCGGTTTTGTAAACAGGAATTGTGTGCAGACCTTGATATGTCTTTTGTCTTTTTATTCTTGCCATTTATATATATCTTAAACAGTTTGTGATATATATAAATATGTAGAAATAGAAAAATTATGTGCTGATGAAGCTATAGTTATCTTTTCTAACTATTTCAATTAAAGTGTCAGCCACTTCCTTAATTGTTTGAATGTGTGAAATAACCAAAACAAAATCAAACTGCGTCTTCAAATAATCTAACAACATAGATACAGAATTTAAATTGTCACTATCTAAAGTTCCCCATCCTTCATCTATTATTAGAAAGTTTGGACGAGGTAAATTTGAAATATTTGTCAAAGCAACTCTCAATGCAATCGATGAAATAAATTTTTCCATGCCACTACCAAGTTCTAATGACCACTTTCTATTTTGATCATATACTATAAGCATATTGATGTTTTTTTCATCAGGAACAATTGAAATTGTAAAATCAACAATTTGATTCAATATGTTATTTACTTCATTTTCCAATGCAGGAATTATACTGGAAATTATGTTATATGGTATTCCGTCTCTTTTTACACACTCTAGATAATATTTGTAATATTCACTTGAAATCAGATAATCTTCTAATTTTTGTTTAGATTGTTCAGCATTTTTTATGTTTGATTCTACAACTTGAATATCCCCATACACTTTCATTTTATCATGATTGCTTTTTTCAAGTAATAATTTAATCTCTTGTTTGTGAGATTCCAACTCATCAATTTGTTTTTGTATGCTTCTATTATTTTCAATAGCAATTTTTGATTCTTCATATTGCTTTATATTTTCTTGAATTTCTTGAATTTCTTTTTCTAAAGAAATTATATAAGAATTTTTTTTGTCTAATTGATTGCTCAATTCATTGAATTCTTTTTGTTGTTGTTCAAAATCTCTATTAACTTGTTTATATTTCTTATAATTATCTTCAATATCAGCCCTTGAACCGATAATTGAAGCTAAAGTAGAAATTTCAGTTTGCAAAACGGTAATTTGCTCTTCATCTTTTTTAATTTCATCTTTTGTTTTTATTGCATCTTTTACAAGCGCATTATTGACACAATATTTACAATTCGGATCATATTCAACTTCTCCCAACTTTTTAACTCTGTCATATTTACCCGACAAGATCAACTGTAATTTTTCTAAATCTGTACTTAAATGCTTATATTTTTCAACAAACTCTTGATATTCTTTATATCTTGTCTCAATATCAATATTAAAATAATCCATTGTTTGTTGTCTTAATTCAGATAATTTGATTTGAACTTTATTTACATTATTTGTGATTGTTGTAAGTTTGTTTTTTTCATCAATTAAAGTATTTGTAGTCTTACTTAACTGCTTGTTAAGAATATTAATATCAAAGTCAATTTCAATTTTTACAATATTCTGTTTTAAGTTTGAAATTTCTTGTGCAATTGAATTTTCTTTATCTCCAAAATTTTCATATATTTTAATTGCATCTTCATATTGTTGTTTTTTATTTTCTAATTCATCTTCTAATGTAGAAATATTTTCATCCCAATCTTGTTTCTGTAAATCTTTAATAACAGAAACTGTGTCTTTATATTTTTCTTTTGCCTCTTCATTCAATTGATCAAAGATGCCAAGCCCCATAAATTGAATTATTAAATCTTTTCTTTGAGCATGACCTATGTTTATAAAATTGGCATTTTTTTCTTGCATACTAAATGTCGTCAAAATAAAATCATCAAAGGAACCTAAAATGCTGTTTATAATTTTGTTAGTGTCCCACCTTTTTTCACCATTCAAAGATTGCTTTTCACCATTTTTATCAAAAGTATAAAAGTTGACTTTATAAATTCCAGAACCTTTTTTGTCTTTCTTTAAGCTTCGACTAATAAAATATTTTTTGTCTAAAATACTAAATTCAAGTTCGCAATCAAAATTATCTTTTCTATTGTTCAAAATATTAATTGGAGAAAATTCTCTGCTTGCTTTATCATATATGCAAAATGACAAAGAATCAACAAGAGCACTTTTGCCTGTTGCATTTGGAGCAAATAAACCAACAACTCCCTTTAAATTTTCAAAATTAACAATGTTATCTTCTCCAAAAGAAAACATATTTGACCATTTAAATGATATTGGCTTCCATCTGACGTTCTTAATAATATCATCTATTTTAATTCTAGAATTCATTTCTGTATTGATCTCGCATACTTTCTCTATTATATTGGATTCTAATTTATAATTGTTTGTTAAATATGCTCGAATTAAATCATTTTGATATGAAAGTTCTTGAATATTGTGAATGTCAACTTGAGAACTTTTAGAACTTGAATCAACATAAAGAGGCGTCATTATTCTATTTGTTGTTAATTCAGTTGGCTTGTATTGCTGTCTTATTTGAGAAATAATTTGGTTTGTTTCTTCATTATTTGCATCATAGATTTGCAATCTCAATCTACATTTTTCAGGAACATCAATTTGTGGTATAACTTTATCTTTAACTTCGACTGTTAAATAACCATAGTCATTATTTACATTAATAAACTCAGATTTTTTATTAATCAGATCCCAAACCAAATACCCTTTGTTCAATGATTCACCGTGATTTTGTTGAATCAAACTGCCTGGGTATGCAATATTTTCATCCAAAAATTGATGTTTGTGTATGTCACCAAGCAACACCAAATTAAAACCCTCAAAAATAGACTTGCTTATTTCTCCCTTTGACAATCTATAACCCAAATCATTTATTGCATCGTCAACAACACCATGGAATAAAGCAATTTTAAATGTTGCTTGAAATTCGTTTGCCTTTATGTATTCAGAAACTTTATCAAATACTGACATGTGAGAAAATGTTAAGTCAGCAAAATCATATAAGCCACTATGTTTAAGATAATAAAAGTTTTTTAAGTCTAAATTGTCTACAATTGGAGATAAAGCATCTAGTCTGTTTATGTTATTAAGGTTTGCATCATGGTTCCCTGGTATTAGAATGACAGAGCAAATTGCATTTAATCTTGAAAATAAATCTGACACCATGACAATTAGTTCTGGAGTCATTTCTGTTTTTGCATGAACAATATCGCCCGCCAAAACAATAAGAGAATTTTGAGAAGCCCTTTTTGAAATTGAATCATATAACCTTTCAAACACTTCTAAATATTCTTCGTGTCTTTTATATGGCCTTATGTGTATATCGGCAATGTGTACAATCTGATCAACATTTTTTATTGTTGTTTCTAATTTTCTAATATTCAATAACTTGCTTCCTTTGATAAAAATTTACTTGAAATTTAATATTGTTTTTATTGCAAAATTCTATTGCTGATTTATTTTTCAATTCAAAATTGTGCTTATTGCTTACCCAACCTTTAACTTCTTCTAAAATTTTGTCACCTTTTTTGGTTTCAATTAAAAAATCTGGTAAATAATTATGAACATTTCCATCATATATATATTGAATTTTTATGCCATGTTTTTTAGTCCATGTTCTAACACTGTCATCAAAATCTAATTCTTTCATTCGAGATAACTCATATGAACTTGAATAATATTCATACATCTTTGATTTTATAGAAAAATAATATCCTGTTTTAAAATTTTTATTTTGCTTGTTATAGTCACCATTTAAAATTTTTTCAGCAATCAATTTAGATTGATTTTCAATTATAACTTTTCTTTTTTTTTCATTTCTTGACCAATGATGTTTTTTAATTTTTTCTTTTGTAGCATTAGAAACCTTTTTATTTTTCATAATTCTACTTATTTTTTTCTTGTGTTCATCATCCCAAAATCCCTTTTTCATTCTAAAAGCTCTACCATCATTATTGATTGTTTTCATTGCTTTTTTGCCGTTTTTTGATGAAACATTTTTTAAAACAGGATTTAATATAAATTTGTGCTTTGATTGATGAGAAACACAACAATATTTTCTATTTTTTACTATTAAATCATAAATTTCTTTCCCACAAAACAAACAACTTGTTGTTTGATAATATTTTTCATCTCTTGTTTTCATATTAATAAATATACAAAAATTAGAAACTATGTATATCTGCAATATGAAAAATTACATTCCCAATTTTATTTTTATTAAGTTTTCGAAATCAACATCGCCTGATTTATAATAGTTATTTATGAACTCTTTGAATCCCATTTCACTGGGATCCTTATGATTTAAATTCATAAATTTTATGTTGATTCCTTCTGCAACAAATTTTTCTACATATTTGAAAGATGTCTTTATTGCATCTTGATCAAGTGCAATTACTAAGTCATTAACATCTCTGTCAATCAATTTTTGATGTAAAGCATGAGTTATGTTTGTTCCCAATAATGGGATTGCATTTCTTTTAGCTGCAATCGCATCAAACACACCCTCAACTAAAATAACTGGCATTTCCCAATTAATAAAGATATCAAAAAATATTACAGACTCATTGTTAGGCAAAGGAGGGTTCTTATATTTTGGAAACCAATTGTCATCAAAACTTCTTGCAACAAAGTAATTGATAACTCCATTTATATCATAAGATGGAATTATAATGCGATTAGCATACTTTCCAGATTCACAATAACCTATATTATATCTTCTTATTTCAATATCACTAATGTTTCTATTTGCAATATAATTATATGCTTTTTCAAAGGAAGCTGTTCTTCTTTTTTCAGCTAATGAAATAAATTCTGTTGGCAATTCAACAATGCTTTTATTAATTTTTCTCTTTTCATCAAAAATGTCATCTATATCTTTATAGGAAACATTTAAAATTTTAGATAAATCATAAATATATTTTTTGTGAACATGAAGTTTTTTCAACAATTTAATCAGGTTGCGCCCACTCATTCCATTTTCATCTTTACATATCCAGCATCTCCACCAACCAAATTTGGGTGACTCATCATTTAAGCAAACTGTTAGTTTTTTCTTATGAAATTCTCTCTTACAAACAGGGCACCAGAAATCAACATTGTTAGAGTTGATCACTTTGCCTTTTTGATTTAGTGCTTTTTCTAATAGATTAACGACTTGTAGTTTTATCATAACTTATTTTTAACTATAAATATAAGGATTAATTCTCATATAATAGTTTGATAAGCTTGTCAAATTCAATTACAGCATAAGCTTTTGTATTATTTTTTCTAAATACAAGCAAAGGAATTCGACCCTCTTTTGTATTATCTTGAGCTTGCTGTATTGCCGACCATATTTGAATATTTTCTTGGTTCTTGCATTCAATATCAAATGGAATTATTTTTTCTGCAGCAGGTGACAATTTAATGTCTCTACCCGATTCACCCATTATTGTATTTTGAATATCGCCATCTACCAGACCAAATTTGTGAGTGGCTTCTAATAATAATTTTTGAACTTCTTTTTGCAATCGTTTTCCTTTATTCTTGGCTGATCTTGTTTTCATTAATACCTCTTAAAATTTACTATCGTGTTTATCATTATAACTATTTATCTTGCTTATTCTTTCAATAAATTTGTCTATTTCTTTTTTGGCTTTATTAATATCATTGACGTCTTTATCAATAGATATTTTTTTATGTTGAACGCTTCTTGCACTAGTTGTTTGATATGCAGCTCTGGGATCAGCTAGACTTACAGATTTTATTATGACTTTTGCAACAAATTTTAATAATAATCCATCTACGGGTGGATATTTTATTACTGAAAATCGATTATCAAATACATTATCTCTTTTTGTAAAAGTTGTATCGTTACCATTAGCATAAATATATTTTTTATAATGTTCATTGTTTAGTTTAGATTCTAAATAATCTACAGTTTGTTTATATAAATCGTCTATATTTATATCTTCTTTTATCAAAGATTTTAATGTTATTTTTTTCATATTTTTTACCTCGTTTACATAAATTACTTTATCTGTTGAGTGTTTTGGAAAAAATTTATCTTTTATCATTATTGTTATAACATCAAAAACCCATTCGTTTTTTTCTTTTACTAATTCTCCGACAATATTTAAAGAATTTTGAGTTTTAATTACAAAATGATTGAATTTATCTTTTAAATTCATAATATAATTTTCGGCTTTATTAATTATATTTTCTATTCTAGACTTTGAAATGTTTACAGGCCGATTGTCTCTAAATTTTGATCTATCATCAGCATGCTTAGTTAAATAAACGGGCATTTCATTTAAATTATATTTTTTCCAAGATATTTTCATTATAAATCAAACCTCAATACAAATGTTGTATCTAATTCATCTAATTGTCTATAAGGCCTTGGCAATTTTCCAACGACCAACAATTCATTTTGATCATTATACAAACCGATTTGAGTAACATACGGTTGAACAATTGAAGATGAAAATATTGGAATGTAATGAATGTTGTCAGTATTGTATGCTGTGGGATTGACAGAATAATTAAATTCTGAGTTTCCAACTTCACAAAAGATTTCTTTTTCATAAATTTCATGTGTGCTTTTGAAACTCAAATCAAATACATCAAAAGAGCAAGTGTAACTTTGACTTGTAATTATCAATTGTCCATACTGATAAAATACATTTCCTATATTTGCTTTTGGACTTGAACCACTGATAAATAGATTATAGTTTCCGTCATCTTGAACAACTGTTGAACCTGTCACTAATAAAATTGAATTGGGCTTTATTTCTTCACCATAAACTTTAACAGGAATATTAAGAACAGCAATTCCTGTTTCATCTAAACTTCTAGTTATTAATGGTAGTTTATCTATATCAATAAAATTTCTAGTATATGCCTTTGGACTAAGAATTTGACGTAAGCTTGATGTTGGAAAATATAGATGTTGAACTGATGCCCAAATTAATCTTTTATATGAACCGTCAGCATTTTTTGCATCTGATTCTGAATTAAAAATTCCACTACCAGACACACCATACTGCACAAACATATTATAGCTGCCAGTAGTTGTCTGATCAACAGCCCAATTTCGATACACTTTGAACTTTCTTGTAGATATATCTCCATATTGAAGAGGCTTAAACAATTTTTTCTCCTTAAAACTATAAATATTGTGAAATAATATTTATGTCTTTTTGTAATTCACTTTGCCAAAATCTAATCACTTTATAACCTTTACTTTCTGCTAATTGTTCTTTTAATAAATCATTTTGTTTTACTTTTTCAACATCTTTCCAATATTTTTTAACACCAGGGCCACCATGCCAAAAATCTCCATCAATTTCTATAATTAAAGGTCTATCTTTTATTTTAAAGTCGTATGATTTGCCAACACCTTTTTCATTTATAAAGAATTGAAAATGATAATCAATATTCTTTTTATTCAAAAAATTAGCAACTTTTTTCTCAATTGAATTCATTTTTCGATAAGAAAAAATTTTCTTTATAGTTTCTGGAGTGTGTGTTTTGCCGAACATACCATTGTTTTTACCAGCTGCTAATTTTTTCTCTCTTCTTGTTTTAGATATTTTATTTTTATGTTGCTCAGATAAATGTTTACCGAAAAATGGATGATTTTCTTTATTTGATAGCCATTTTTTGTTTTTAACAGATATTTTGTTTTTATGTTGCTTTGATAAATGTTTTCCAAATGATGGATGATTTTCTCCTGAACAAATAACAGTCTTTCTATATTCTTTGTCACATTTTCTTGAACAAGTAGATTTTTGTTTTGTTAATTTACCACAAATTTTACAATTTATCCAATTTGGAAATTGCTCTCTATTTTTTTCTACATAATCTAAAAATTTTATTTTATGTGCTCTTAAATGGACATTAAAACCTTTTCTTTCTCTGATTATTTTATTGCATATTCTACAAACAATTCCTTTGTGCTTTAATGTGCATTCATTACAAATATCATTTATATAAATTTCTTTTCCACATTCTTTACATTTTTTCTTTATATGTTGAGGAAATTGTTCTAAATTTTGTTGAATATAGTCTTGATATTTTATATTATGCTTTCTTAAATGAGACCAAAAATGGTTTGTATCACAAATATCATTACATATTTTACATTGTATATTTTTACTCATAAAAAAATCTCCTATAAATAAATATAGAAGATTTTTAATTTTTTATCATATTCTAAACAAATTTTCATAAAATATTCTTAATCAAAAGTCCAATCTCACTTTGAGAAGCGCTTCCCTCTCAAAACTCTTAGCAACAGGTTGACTTAATTTCGCAACTGCAACTAACTCATTGTTGTTGTTATATAATCCAACAGAAGTTATGTATACGTGTGGATCATTTGCAAAACTTGATTTTATTAATGTTCCATCTGATGCTGAATAAAATGTCGGATTTGTGCTATAATTGTAATTTTTATTTTTGACTCTTACAAAATAATGAGTTGATGAAATAAGTTCTTCAGATCTTGCAGCAAAATAAGAAGATTGTGATAACATATAGAAAAATTTACCTGCCTGATCTTTGTAAGCATCTGAACCTGTGTCATAATCCCAGCCTATAGATTGAGTCAATATGTGAGGTGACAAAATTATAATGCCATAATCAGGATAACACAGTCCATGATAGTTTGATGAACTAACTGCCAATATACCAGAATCTATTGTTCCACTAACAACATTTAAAACTCTACCTATTCTATCTGTAGAAACATCTTGAGAATCTCCACTATCATCAATTAATTTAATTTCTTTGCCATCAACATCTGATAAATGTAATTCCCAGTTTCCAGCATCAAGCTTTTGTTTTAAATTAGCTCTTTTAATTGTAATAGCAAAGAAGTCATTTAAGGGTGCTCCATTCAATACAAATCTGCTGCGCGGATTATCTAACAATAAATTTCTAAATTGTCCATAAACAGCTTTTGTTGGATTGTCTTTGTCTGTAGTTATTGAACCACTTCCTGAAACGTGACCATAAGCAATTGAAAGTTCAACTTGAGCACTTGCAGAATCAGCACCGCCTGCACCATAGATGTCATAGTAGTATCTTGCATCATTTGTTGATGTTGGTGGGCCTTGACTAGCTGTAAAGAATGTCTGTAATATTGAAACATTATTTGACCACATTGCATAAGTTACTCTGCTAGGTGCTCCTGTTACTACATCATCAGCTTGATTAAATAATGTAAAAGTTGTATTGTCTGCCATTTTAATTGATCTCCTTTATTTTAGTCTGCCCAACTTGCTGTTACTTCGCCAATTGTTTGTCTAGATATGAAAACATTAAGAACAACTTCACCACCAGTTTCATTTCCTGTAATTCTCAATGTAGTAGAATATGTTGAGTTGTCAGGAACTGCTTTTGCTGTCAATATAAATGATTGTCCAACAACAGAAAATCCTGGGACGGGTGTTCCTGAATCAAGAATTACACCACCGTTTCCGCTGATAGCTCCACCCAAGCCTGTAGTATTTACAAGTGGAGCAGATACTGGAAGATCTGTTTGAGTTTCCCCAACTGGAATACCTCCGCCTCCACCGCCGCTTCCTTGAGCAACAGCCAATGTTACATATTGACTACTTCCTATTGTTGCAGTATATCCAAGTGTAGAATTTAATCCATTAACTGTAGAAGGTGTGACAATTTGTGATTGTCCTGGGTAATTTAAATACGGTGCTCTTAAACTAATTTGAGTTAATCCAACAGAAATTATTGGTATTTGTGAACTGCCCTTTGGAAGAGTTATTAGTTTGAATCTCATCATTTTACTTCCATCGGGAATTGCTTCAAGCATAGGTAAATTTCTAATTGCTACATCATAGTAGTCTGAACCTGAAGGGTGTGAAGAATCATATAAATTATAATCAACTTCATCATCTGCTAAAGCAAATTTACTTATACTGAAATTGCCTTGAGAAAATAATTCTCTTCCTCTTTTAGTTAGAATTGCATCAACAGTTACTGTATCGTTATTCAAATATGACATTTATGTCTCCTTAAATCTTTTATATATAAATATTATTCGATTTGTAATTTTGTTATTCCGTCATCTCTTGCTATCAATTTATTTGCATCTGTTATCCAAGTTTCAATCGGTTCTTTGCCATCAATTGTAGTTGCTTTTGTGTTTTCACAGCCCACATATTTAATTCGTTTTTCCCAAGTTGCATATCCCAAAAATCTAACATAATGTCTGTCTTGATAGCCCGTTGTAAATGAAAATGATTGAGTTGCAGGTGTTCTAAAATAATCTGATTCATAACGTATAACATTTGTTTCAAAATCTACAACTGGATTTATTTGGGCATATAAACTGCTTGACAATCCGTAGTATATATCTGAAGCAGTTATATAACTATAAATATTAGTTTCAGAAAAATTATCACCACTCATTGTCACATATTGATTTGGATTTAATGAGCTTGTCAGTGTTTCATAGCTTGACGTAAAACCTGCAACAACTATATTGACACCATTTTCATAATAATGTTGCGTTAGTGACGGTTTTGTATATTTTGCTTTTGGCCTTTCTAAAATTGTAGGCTCAATCAACACACCCAAAATTGCTCTTGTTCTTGCTGGAATAAGTTTCTTTATATTTTCAAATAATGATGTGTCATAATTTTTAATATATTCAAGATATTGAGCTACTGTAACTCTTCTTTCTCCACTTATGTTCCAGTATAGCTTATGTAAAACTTCTAAATCAGAATATGACTCACTATACAAATCTCCATATTTACCTATTAAATCACCTGCACTCTCCAAAGCCAATGATTTAATTATATTTTCATTGACAGGGTCGACTGGGGTGAAGTAAATTCCAATTTTATGAGAATCTATTTGTGCTTCATCATATTGGCTTATTTCTCTTCTATCAAAAATTGAAAGTTGTCCATTCAAAGAAGCACTTTCAATTCTAACTTTATTTGATGATTGTCGTCTTGCACCAATATTCAATGAATGAGCTTCTGCTTCATATTCTGCTAGTCTGTAGTTATATGGAAAAGTATTTTCTTCAGGCCAACCATAAAATGACGGAGTTTGATTGTAGCCCAAAGATGGTGCAGAATTTTTGAATGCTGTCGTCACCATTGATGCACTGTTAAATGTTATTGGATCATTAAAAGACCATCTCAATAGTAAATCATAAAATGATGAAGTTAATGTGTTGCCAATGTATGATTCTGGAAATTTTACATGAGTGTCAATTACTCTTTCTATCAATGGCGTTTCCCACAATCTAAATTCATCAAGATTTCCACTAAAAGGTGTTGCATAAATTGATGTGCTTGCAATAAACATAGAACCTGTATTGTCCCAAGATGATGTAAAATCTGATGATGATACAAGTAAGCTTGATGAAACTGCATAGAAAATTTCGCCGTAAGTATATTTTTTTGCATCTAATTCAAAAGTAAAACCACTAGAACCACTTTCTTTTTGTAAATTTATAAAAGTAAATTTATTGTCATATATAGGCATTTCACTAGTAGTCATTTCAGCAAATGTTGCAGAACCAGTATAAACTGTAAATTTTATTTTTCCTAAATTGTCTGTTGTTGGCATTACTTGCAAAGACCAAGAGGCAGGGACTTCAACCAATGACATTGAATTTGCTCTTGTATATGCGCTCCCTGTAGCTGAAAATCTAAGTTGTAGAACACTTGGAAATGTATTGAATGAAGATGTTGCCCATGCTATTTGGATTCCATTTGTAGAAACAAACGGCAGAACATGAGTATAATTATCAAACTTATAATTATTATAAACACTTTCACTTACATCTGGCCCACCGAATTCTCTTACATATAATAATGTAGAAGGTATTCCATAACAAGTAATAAGAGACTGAAGACTTCTTAATGTGCCTTTTGTTTTATACAAATGAGGCAAGTTTAAGAGTATTCGTTTCCAAGTTTCTATTGTTATATCTCTTAGTATTGTATATTTGTCTTTATTTAAGTACTCTGCCATTCTATTGTTGATGCTGTTAAATTAGTGAAAGTAAAATCAGAACTTGTTACTATTATATAATCATCAAGTGATTTCAATGTTTGTCCGCTTCTCAAATCAAATCCATAATGATTAATTGCATGTATAATTAATTCTTTTGCAATGCCTTCATCTACAGCATTGTCTTTGTAATGCCATAAAGGCATTTTGTTTATATAACCATTTACTAAATCATAATAATGACCAATCATATTTATGAACTTTACAAAATTCTTGTTTTGATCATCAAGCTGCATGTCAAGAGGAACAAAATTGCTGAAAATATCTTTATTCAAATTGTCATATTGACTTGCACTACTTACCATTCCTAAATACCAAGTTTGAGCTTGACTTGAAGTATATGAATATAAATAATATGGAGGAGCGCTTGTATATTTGGGCCAAGTAGATTCATAAAACTCTCCTACCGAACTACTTTCATAAGACATACTTTCATAATATAAATATCGTTCGTAATTGTCAAATTCATTGATTGTATTTTGTTTTAATGTTCTAAAATATTCTAAACTTGATGAAACAACAGGATTTGATCCACTAATGCTTGCAGAAGTATATAATGAAGCAGAACCATACAAACTTATTTTTGATTCATAAGATTCTATATTAATAACTTTTTGTCTAAATCTTGCAAGCCTTTCAGAAATTGAACTAAATTTTACAAAATTTTCAAATTTTCTATAATCATTATTGATATCAATGCCTTCAATTATGCTTGAACTTAAATAATATCTTATAATCTCATTTTTCTTTTCTACATTTGTTGTTGCTAATGTTTCAAAGTTTTCTAATGGAGTTGTTCTAAAATGAATACCTGCACTTTCTCTGTCAACATTTGGTGACTTCAAAAATACAAGATTACTATTGTCAACAAGTGGTTTTGTATAAAGTACTAATCTATCTTCATAGACAGGTATCATTTCTTCAACAATCCAACATTCATCAAAATTTTGAATTTCATTTGTCAATGGAGTATGCAATTTTAATAATAAATCAAAGTCGATTGGATCTTTAGCATTAATAATTAAAAACTCTCTATCATTGCCAAGATTCAAATATGTTTTTAATTGTTTTATGTTTGCATTTGAAATAGAATTAGCTCTTTGAACAAAAGAAATATAATCATTAACAATACTACCACTAACAATTGGTGCAAGCGGTTCATTTTGACCACCACCATCATCACCTCCACCAACAGGATTAAAAACTGGATTTTCTTGTTGCTCTTCTTCTATTGGAATTGGCAACCCTTGTGTGTCAACACCCTCTGGTGGTATTATTTCTAATTCAGTTCTTGAAGGAGAAATTCTTTTTATTTTTAGTTTTTCACCAAAACTTGACCCTACTAAGTTTTTATAAAATTTATATTTTATTTTATAGACACCTGCAGAATATCCTAATTTTCTCAAATGCATTCCCGGGTTAATCAACAATCTATTATCTGTGATGAAAATACTTATGTTCCATTCATCTAACAACCTTATTGTTGTTGATTCTAAAAGCTCATCAGTTTCTACATCATACACATAAAATTCAAACACAAAACGATATCTCTTGTTTTGTTGTTGAATTTGTGTTGCAAAACTTCCACTTGCAACTTCTAACAAGACACCTTTGTCAACTAAATCATATATGTTATTTGTTTCTGCCATTTATATTCCAAAAACTGATTTTATGGTAAATAATTTTGTTTTTTCATTTGGTGGATTTTCATTATCTTTTACTTCTACTTCAACTGTCCTTGTCAATTTTTCAGTTGCTATTCCAGAAATTAAACCATTTGAATTCATTGACAGCCCTGTTGGCCAAAAGCCCGCTATTCTTGTCCAAGTATATGGAAGTGTTCCGCCCTCTGCAACAAGTTGTTTTTCATAATACTCACCAATATTGGCGTCAGGTAGACGCCCAGGTGTTGTTATTGTTATGACTGAACCTGTTGGCGGTGGTTGATGTTCTTTGATAACTAACCCTATTGTTTTTTGATTACTTTTTTGCAACAAATCTACAACCTTAAATGTTATACTATCATTGAATAATTCTGTCGGTGTTCCGCTTACAATTCCATCTGTACTCAAATTTAAACCTGTTGGTAAATTGCCTGCAACTATTTGCCACGAATATGGTGGCAAGCCGCCTTGTGCATTGAGTGCAGAATTATATGATTCATTGATATATCCAGTCAATAATTGCCCTGTTGTTATTGTTGGATTTAGACTTGCAGTTCCCCCTCCAATTATTTCTAATAAAGAGTTTATTGTTTCTTCAAGACTGTTGATTGTCTCAATCAATGAACCTGTTGTACTATTTAATTGTTCTACTTGAATTTGCAATGCATAATTTGATGACAATAAATAATCATATTCAGACTGGCTTATCAACAACAACCCTGGCGGCACAGTTGCTGGCTCAATACTTTTTTCATCTGAAGGAACACCCAATTCTTCAAAATCAAAATTAAATATTTGACCCAAATATGAAGATGTGTAGTAATAATATGTTGAAGGTTGCTCAACATATTGCTCTACTTCATTCAATTGGTTTTCAGAGCTTGTAATAGAAATTATATTTCCATTTTCATCTCTTTGAGGTTCAATTGATCCAGTTATTGTATAGATTGTTTGATTATTAATTATCATTATCTTGATACTCTAAAACTTGTTGGCATTTCAAATACTTGTTCAAATGACCCACTGACAACTTTTATTTTAATTCTATAATAGCGTTCTGGATGAAAGCCGTTCATCCACAAATCAAAATAATTTCCATTACTATCACAACTTAATTTTGTTGATGATGTATCAAATGGAATAAATGTTTCTTCAGTTTGTGAATCAACAATCGAATAATATGATGATGAAGGCAAATACCAATCTACATTATATGGATTTGCCAGCACATAACTCTTTGTTGGATATTTAGGTCTTGACCCTATTCTAAATCTTGATTTGTCTCTGTTATTATATGTTGCTTGCAACTGTTTTACATACACAAACAAATCACTAACTGTTGATTGAGTTAAGGATCCTGTTGCAAATGTTGAATCATCCCAAGCAACTTCTAATTTTGGATTGTAAATTGTGTGAGTGTCAGTTGAATAAAACTGAAGCAAACCGTAATCTGTTGAATCTTCTTCTTGAGAACCTGTTCTCTTAATTAAGAATCCATTGTTTGCATATGAACCACTTAACCATTCTTTGACAATAGATGTGACGTCAGCTCTCAAATCAGAAAGTTCATAAGTATAATGACCTGAGTTTTGAAATTGATTTTCATCATCCCACAATTGAGCTATAACTTCATTATTTATAAAAGCACTACCAGTAGAAGCCCACTGTAAATTTGCATCATAATCTCTGTAAATCCAACTTACACCGCCCTCTCTTATTATACTGTCAAATCGTTTTCCTATACCCTGTCTCCAACTTTGGCTTATTGGATAAATATATAAACTTGTTGTTTCAGGTTGATGTGAAGCTTGACAAACATATAGATTTAAGTAAAATCTAGCATCAGTTCCGATTGTTCCATTCACAATTGATTGAGAAACTTTTGTTAAATCAAAACTAACTAATGCTCTTGACAACAAAGTTCCTGAAACAATACCACTATAGCTTGCTGAATATGGAATTTTATAAATTTCTAAAATTTCATCTTTGCCTGTATTTTGTGATTGATAATTTGAATATAAAGTTGCATCTTTGTTTGAAAATATGAAATAATGCATTAAGTTTTCTCCTCTGGCATAGGTGGCATTTTAATATCGTCTCCATTTTCTTTGCCATTGTGATCATTTGTTTTCTTTTCGTTTTGAATTTGTTTTATTATATAGCCTGCAACTGCAAACTCAGTTGTTGCCCATAAAACTATTTCACCAACAGTCATTGTTGGATAACTCTTAATTAAGAAAAATATCATTCCCCATTGAGCAATAATAAATGCTATTCCTGATTCAACTCTCTTTTTTGAAAAAAAAGAAGGTTGAGCAGAATACATCTTCATAATTTCTGAAAAAAACCATTTTATGCTCTGTATAAATTTCACAATTTAATCTCCCAATATCCTAAAGTTTTTGAAGGACTTATTAGCTTCTGATAAATTTTTGAATGGTATAGTTTTTCCATCAATAATGGCAAAATCTTCTGTTCTAGTTGATTCAAATCCTGTTATCTTACCTGTTTTCATTTTATTAGTTGTCCCTGGCACAATGTATTTGACAGTTTGACCTTTTTTAAACTCTTCATTTGTCATAGCATATTGCTTAATTATATTTTGTAAAGTGTCTGATTTACTGTTTAATACATCAAACCATTGTGCTTTGAATGGGCCACCCGCCCTTGTTCTGTCGTGACCATGTTTTTTAGTTAAACTTTTTATTCGAGCAATATCTGGTTTTCTTACAGAACCAACATCTTCACTTTCAAGTTCTTTATAAAATTCTCCCTTACCAAGTCCAGATTTTATGTGTTCATTTGAAATACTTAATCTTAAATCACCGTTTGCTTTCATAAACAACAATGCATGATTTGTGTCTTGATCATATTCCCATTGCCAATATGATTCATTTGAAGCTATAAGCTCTTCATTACCTTTTGCATATTTTTGAGCAATATCAATTGATTCAATCAGATCTTGCAATTTTATTTTTGATTCACTTAGCCTTTTAATTTCTTTGTCAGAATATCCTATTGATTTCAAAAATTCTTTTGCATCTTCTTTATCAGTAAATGGTTGCCCTCTGCCCATTGACATTACTTTTGCTATTGGATCAGGCATTTTAAGTGTTTTTAATGCAATTTTTTCTCTATGTTGATCAATTGAATTCTTTGCTTTCATTATTTTTTTCCTTATAAAAGTTGCCAAGCTTTTGTTTTTACTGTTTTACCATTGTCTAATTTTATTTCAACAGAAGTTTCATTTGGATTTGATTGTTTCTCTCCAAATTTAATTATTTTTCCCGTTAAATATCTGTTTAAGCCTCTTTGAAGCCATCTAACCTTGTCTCCAACATTTAATTTCTTTTTATCTTTATTTGGTGAGCCCCAATTTGTAATTGTTATTGAATCTTCTTTGACTATAGATTCTGACCAAACATTTTTTGAACCTGTTTTTCCAATGTGTTTCAAGTCAGATTTCATTATGGGCATTAAATCTGATTTGCTTACTCCAAAATCAACATAAACAACTCGAGAAGATATATTAATTATTTCACCATAATTTGGAGCCGTGCTTCCATCAGTTAGTTTGTGACCAGCATAGGGACTCTTTACTTTGTCGCCTTTTCGTATTTGTTGTTCTGATATCAAATTTTCATTCAATTCTTTCAAGCCTATTTTTTTAATTAGTTCCTGTCCCTTTTTATTCAATTCTGTTTCATCAAACATCAATTCATCTTTATTACCATCAAACGAATAATCAACATTGTTGTTGTCTAAATATTGTAAAAACATTTGTAACTTTTGTCTATTTACTTGTTTTGTAGAATATTCAGATTCTCTTATTAAATCTTTCATTTTCATAATTATTTATCCTTTATTTCAATATAGTAAATTGAACCGATTCCTGTTGCCCGCTTTATATCTGTAACTTTAAAATCTTTATTTTTCCAAGTGCCATTTAAGTATGTTTCAAGTTTTTCTTTATAAAAAGCATGAGGCAAATGAACTTTTGCAATTTTTGGATTAAAGTTCAAAACTTTTATTTTATCAGGGCTTGTTTCAGTTGCATATTGTAAAGCTTTTTTAAAGTCACTTATGCTAACTTTTTCTTCTTTTATTAAATCTGTTAATTTCATAGCACTTTCCTTTTGATAGAGTTTTGGTATTCGTATTTTTAAAATTGACTTGCCATTTACAGTTGGGGAGCCAAACTCATCTTCACCAATGTCTTTAACTACTATTTTTTTGTTTTTCCATTTACCTGCTAAAACAGTATCACCAACTTTTAAATCTATTTTAATCATTTCACTCTTATACTTTTATGAAAATCATCATCTTCTTCTTGATCCCAATGATCTTTTCCAAACCAACGTCTTGCTTTATCGACGGGTGCATCGCCCACATATTTTCTAACAATCTTTTCAATGTCGCCTTCTTTATGACAATTTTTCTTTCACATCAACTCTATTCATTGCACATTTTTTACAAAATACATTATTTTTTTCTGCTTTTAACATATTGTGCTTAAAAGAATAATATAATTCTTTTGTGCATTTAGGGCAATATCTTTTAAATTTATTTTGCACGACCAAATATATCCTTATTGGGGTATTTTACCTCGAAGCAGCTTGGATCAAGACTTGTGTAGACCACTCCGTCGATTGTCGCAGAGGCTACATCATAAACATTAACTGAATAATCAACACCAGTATTATCAAACTTATTTATTATTGAAACATCAGAAACTGTTCTAACTCCCTCAACTCTATCAAGCAATGTGTAGATTTCTGACAACACAATTGGTTGTCCAATATACCATTTTGAAATATCAAAATAAGTTTTTAATTCATCAATACATCTGATAATAACTTCTCTTTTATTTACTACATTCGGATATGTTATGATTTCAAAATTTACTTGTATATTAATTATATACGCATCTTTTATATTGATTGCGTCTGTCACCATTCTGTATTGCTCTAAATAATTTTTCAAATTACTTTTTATTGCACTGTTTAAAGAAACAAGATTTTTATTGCTATCATATCCTAAGCAATATGCATTCAACGCCAATGGATTCGGTATTCTTTCAAATGGATTGACGCCATCACCGTACGCTATTTGTTCGTCTTGAACAATTTTTACTTTAGCAATTCTTCCGTATTTTGGATGCATAGATAAAATTCGTGTTTCATAATCTTCTGCAGTTACGCATCTGTCTTGAGCTGCAAAATAAGCCATTGCATTTTGTCTAATTTCATCATTTGTTTCTGCAGAACGAGATCCAACTGCCGGTGTTGTGTTTGTTGCTGCTAACGATGACTTTACTCTACTTACTAAACCTGCAGTCAAACCAGTAGTATCAATTTCAATTTCTGCATTTGAAACAACATTTACATCACCAACTGCCCTATTTGCCAATTCATCTGTTCCTCTCACATATCTTATTGTCAATGTTGTGTTTGCAGGAACTTGCCCATATGTTCTTGTATTCATAAAATTTCTTGGATCAACAGGGCTATTAAAATATGTATACCCTATGTTGTCGGGATTTGGAACCAGAATTTCATCTGTATAAGCAGAAGTTCCAGCACCAAATTGAATTTCTGTTCTGTTATCTGATCTCACTCTTCTTGTAAATCTTTTAGCAACTTTTTTAAATCTTAGTAAGAATGGCACTGTATATTTGAAAGTTGAATAATCAGAACTTAATTCTGTTGAAACACTATCTAAAACAGTGTCTTGAGCTAGATATGGAACTTCGTGCCATTGATTTCCATCTGAATCATAAATGCTAATTATGTCAATAATATCTTCATCTGGCAATACAATTTTAAAATATTTTTGAGGCTCACCAACTGTATATTGTTTTTCAACTATAATTCCTGATGAAGCTGTAATTTGTTTTTTCAATAAGAAATAAGTAACTTCATCGCCCGTAGCATTTGTTTCAAATACAGTGACTTCTGTATCTTGTGAACCTGACTCTGCAAAATCAATGACATCATTGACTCTGAAAGAAATATCAGGATTGGTTTCAGATGAAACTGTTAAATTTTTTATTTTTAATGCATATCTCCAATCTGGAACGAAAGGATAACTTGTTGCTGGTATGATTTGATAAACATCTAAATTTGTATAAGATACTCCCGCCAATTTTGGTATATAACTAAATGATTGTGCTATATTGACAATATTACTTCTATTAATTGCATGTTGAATCATGCTTTCTCTTAACTGAGTATCGATATAAAGTGACAACATATCAGCAACATAAGAAGTCATTTCGATAAACATCATTCCCACTGAAGAGTCAGAAAAATCTGAATATTCATTTGGAAAATAAATCTTACTAAAATCTATAAGAGCATTTCTAACATCTGAAAATCTCTTATCAAGATACTTTACGTCTTTTATTAAATTTTTTGTTGGCATATTATAATCTCTTTAATTCAGCATCTAACCAATGATTAATAAACATATTATAGCCATCTCTTGGATCTTTTTTGTTCATTATTTTTTTAAATTGTGAGTTTCTTTGATATAATTCTTTTGTTTTTTGAGCAAATTGTTTTATCAATTTATTTTTGATATTTTCTAATTTATCTCTTTTTTTAATATCTCCAGAATTATGAAATTTTTGTATTCTGTCATCAATTTGAAGAGAAATCATTAATTCTGGTATTATTGCTTCTGGAAAATCTTCTTTTATTAAATCTTTTAATTTCATCTTTCAAACTCCATATTAATAGTGTCTTGCAATACTGGATTGTTTTTTAATGCAAACTCCAATTTAATTTTTAGAATATTTTGATCTACATTGTTTGCAAAATCAACATTGATTTCAAGATTATTTATAACAACTTCTGGAATGTATTGTGCAACCTTTCTTTCAATCTCATTTGACAACAACTGTATTTGATCTTGAGTAATTGGTTCAAATACATATCTATATAATCCCAAACCGAATTCTGGATTAAATGGACGCTCACTTGGCATTGTTTTAAATAAAACATAGATTTTACTTTTAACAGCCGACAATGTATCAAATGTTTGTTTGAAAAATCCTGAGTTTCCTTTTATAATTGGATAGTCTATGTTTATTGCTTTTGCCATGTTATTTCAATCTTGTCACCCAAATTGGTGATTCTGCATATTTACCAACTCTGTCAGAAAATGAACTGTCATATTTTCTAACATCTTTTGTTTTTTGCAACGGATGCAACTCCAGTTGAAATGTACCCTTTTTGTTTGTGACAGTTTGTTTTTTCTTATTGAAAAAAGCATCCCAACTTATATTAAAATATTTTTTTAATCCATCTGGATCAATAGCTGTAAAATGATTGATGGGTAAATCGTATGGATTTTGAACTGGCCACTCTTTAAATTTGCCTTCTTTGATTAAATCATTTAATTTTATTTTTGTCATTAGTTCGTCCCTCTGAATTTTTTAGCTTTCTCATCCATTTTGCTCAACATTTGTTTATAATTTCTATTCAATGCTCTTTCTAAATTTACTGTTGCCATTGGATTTGTCATGACAGGTATATTGGATTCGTTTTGAAACAATGTTCTATCATCAACATATTTTAGACCATCATCACCTACATATTCTTTTAGATGAGGAGTTTGTTTTGCTGATGTAAATTGAGCGTTACTTGGAATTACATTTTCATTAATCATTGCATTTGGATTTATATCTATCTTCACATTCTTACCCATACCAGCAGCAACATTTTGTGCATACATTAGATTTTCATTACTTATTCCCATTGAATCAACTAAAGCATTTCCAGTAAAACCAACACTGTCATTTACAAAAGGTGTTTCATTCAAAATTTGATTTAACACAGGGTCGTGAGAATAACTCACATTTCGTCTCTCAACTATGCGTTGTCTTTTTTCTATTTTAGGATATTCAACTTGCTGATTGTTATTTAGCAGTTGAGAAATGTTTGATGTTCTTTTTGGTTTTCCTTTTGAAACATCAATTTTGTTTTCAAGTAATATGCCAATTAATTGAGATTTAACTTCTTCTTTTATAATTTTTTTGATTTCTTGATTACTTTTAAGAATCTCAGTAACTCTTTGTTTTACAATTTTATCAATTAATTTGGCTAATTTTACATCATCCATTATAAACTCCTCTTTTTTGCATATATTATAAATATAAAATTTTAATTATTTTGATTTGACGAGTTTTAACTTTGTCTTCCAGTTTTCATATTTTTGAATAGCTTCTTCAAGACCATATTTGTCTACCCAACAATCAAACAGTGATTTCCCAAACATTGGGTTATTTTCACCTGATATTGCAATTGAATGTTGTTTTTTCCATTCATTAGAATGTTTAAAGTTATAAAATCCATTGTTTTTCCCTTGTTGTGCTTTTTTCATTTTTTCTTTAATCTCAGGTTTTGCAAGAGCTTTTTTTGTAGTTTCTGATATTTTTTGTCTATGTTCTTGAGACAAAAATATTTTTTTTAATCTTTCTTTTACAACAGGGTTGTTCATACCTTGTTTAGTTTTTATAGAAATCATTTTTCTATATTCATCACTTTTATTTCTTTCAATTGCCTTTTTTCTAATCTTTTCTTTGGTTTCTTCTGATCTCAAACAATTAAATGGCCCTTCACCCCCATCAGTTAAATTACACAAATTTTCTTTTCCATAATATTTGATCAATTCTATTTCTTTATTATATGCCTCTTGCTCTTCAATTGTCTTAAACACTATTCTATATTTTGGATTTAGATTTTCTTTAACAAGTTGTTGCAGTTTATTTTCTAAATGTTTATTTTCCAAAAAATAACCTTTTTTGACTCTCAAAAAATGACTATACATTCTTTTATCTTGTCCCTTGCCAACATAAAAAACTTGATCAGTTCTTGGATCAATCAATTCATAAGTATAATAGTATTTCATTTTACCTTCTCCATATTAAATAAATATAGAGACAATCAAAAGTATCAATGAACACCCACCCAGGGAAACGGAGTTGGAACAGGTGGCCCAGTTGGTGGTTGAACTAAAGCAGTGTTGACTCCCTGAATTGTTTGTGCATGCGTCTTAAAACACAATATTAAACTTTTTGCCAAAACTGATGAGTCTTGCGTGTTTCGAATTGGAAAACGAATTG